ATGAACTCAAGGTGGTCAGGATTAGCAGTTGTTACGATGCGGGAAGCAACGAAGACGGATTGGTAGGAACCGTCTGGTTGAGCAACTGCTCTGGTGTCAAGGATACCAAGATTGAAACGGTTCTTGTTATCCCAGACTTTGTTAACACGGGCATTCTCAAATGAGAACTTATTCATGATTATCTCCTTTACACTAAGGGACTTTTCCCCTAGCACTAAGCGCAGGGGAAAATCCCATGCGGTAACCAGATACATTCTGATTACAACATCCAGACCATCAGGCAGAAGGGAATTGTCAAGCAGTCTTTCCGCTTGACAAGGAATGAATGCCTGATACTAAACCTAACATTAACTGAGGCCCCAGTTTGTTTAAGCATGGGCCGAAGACTGTAGTCCTACCAGCACGCTTCTATACTGTATAGTAGGTAGCGGTAGCAGACTAGGGTCAACTCGTATTGACCCCAGAGTGTTTAATGGAGAGTAGAAGCAGTATATGTATCTACATAAAAGATTAAAATATTTCTGGCCAAAAGCGTTCGTTTTGGCCTGTTGAACGGATTAATACTATATAGAGGCTGTTTCTTTTTTACAGTAGCAAGTTCTTCAGGAACTTGCGTTACAGACTGTATCTACTACCTGTTACTAACAGACAGTAACTGAATGAAAACGGGACAGGACTAATGACTTTTAATAAAGGTACCACTAACCCCAAAACCCTTGCGATGGCAGAGGCAAAGGCTAAAGTTCTAGCCTTGGTGGCCGAAGGCCACTCTGTCCATAAGGCTATGGAACTTTGTAATAAGAAACCCGACACCGTGAGAATCTGGTGTCTTAGGGATAAGAAGTTTGCCGCTGACCTAGCCGAGGCTAAGGAGACCGCAAAGGATGCTTCCCTTGCATCCCTAGGTATCCCAAAAGAAGAAATAGACTTTCCTAGGTTCTCCGAAATATTTTTACAACAGAGGGTATTTCCCCACCATCAAGATTGGATTGACTTACTAGAGGATAGAGAGCCTTCATGGCTCCACCCTAGTATGGTTTACGAAAAGGGTGACCCAGCCCGTCTCTTGGTAAACGTGCCACCTGAGCACGCCAAGAGTACAGTCATCACCGTAAACTACTCCACATATCGTATCGCCCTCAACCCCAATATCCGCATCATCGTGGTTTCGAAGACGTTAATCAAAGCACGCGAGTTCGTGTACGCAATCAAGCAGAGACTCTCCCATCCGAGATGGTTAAAGTTGCAAACAACTTTTGGACCTGAAGGGGGATGGAAAGAAGACTCAGATACTTGGCGAGTTGATACAGTCTACCTTGGGGGCGATGCCCGAAATTCAAGCGAGAAGGACCCAACCATCCAAGCACTTGGTATGGGTGGACAGATTTATGGAGCACGTGCTGACCTCATCATTTTAGATGACTGCATTACTACAGCAAACGCACATGAGTTTGATAAACAAATCAACTGGTTACAAAAAGAAGTTATTACCCGTTTGGGTAAGAACGGTAAGTTACTAATCGTAGGGACACGAATTGCACCACAAGACTTCTATAAAGAACTCCGCGAGGCCAAGCACTGGTCTGGTGGTAAAAGCCCTTTTACTTATATGGGCATGCCTGCTGTTTTGGAGTATTCAGAAAAGCCTGAAGAGTGGAAGACGCTCTGGAGTAAATCGGACGTTCCGTGGGATGGGGATTCTGAGACACCTGACGAAGAAGGACTCTTCCCGAAATGGGACGGCAAAGCATTATTCAGAAGACGTAGTGAAGTAACACCATCAACATGGGCGTTGGTTTACCAACAAGAAGATGTTCAAGAAGATTCTATGTTTCCCCCTGCGATTGTCCAAGGTTGTATTAATGGACAGCGCAAACGCGGACCGCTGAAAGCGGGTTCCGTAGGACATCCCTCGCACATTGAGGGGTATACAATAATAGGGTTTGACCCCGCAATGGGCGGGAATGCCGCGTTTGTGGTAACTACCTATAACAGACATGACAGCAGAATATATGTTCTTGATTGCGTTAATATGTCAGAACCTACACCACAAAAGATTCAAGAAATCATTGAGCACTTGGTTGATAAATACAGACCACAAGAATTACGAGTAGAAATTAACGCTCATCAAAAAGCCTATGCCTTAGATGATGATTTAAGAAATTGGCTTGCAGCGTATGGGTGCCGTTTAGAATCTCACTTTACAGGTAAGAACAAATGGGATTCTAACTTTGGTGTAGCAGGTATGTCTATGCTAATGGGAACTCTACGAGATGAGAAGTTCCAAAAGAATAACGTTATTGAGTTTCCCTCTACGGAACACTCAGAGGGTATGAAAGCGCTAGTCCAACAATTAATTACTTGGAAGCCTAATACTCGTGGTAAGACTGACTGTGTTATGGCTTTATGGTTTACCGTGCTCAGAGCAAGGGAATTCATGGTGCAGACAGGTAGCATGCAAAGATATGCAAGAAACCGCTGGGCAACCAGAGCACAAACAGAAAGACGATACTCAGTTAATTTAGACGAAGCCTTTGCAGAGCAATGGCAAGAGATACACGGATAAGGAACTAATATGGCAAATCCAATCAAGGCAGTTAAAGCAATAAGCCGTGCCGTTGGTGGCATTACGGGTAAGGGTGCTAAGCAAGTAAACCCTGTTTATAAAAATATGAATTTATCTAAAGCAGAAGCCAAAGCAAACAAGCGTGGACTTAAGGCTGCTAATAAAATTAAATCTGGTTCTAAAAGTGTTTTACACGATAACGAAAAAAAGAATTTTAAATATTGGGACGAAGCATATAATCAATTTGCAAAGGATACAGGTAAGGAGCCTGGTAGTTTTGGAATAAGTACAGAAAATGCGCTTAAACTTTCAAAGCCTGCTCGCCCTAATCGTGTCCGTGGTGGAAGTATAGGAAGTAAAGTTAACTGGCCAAAAGGTATGAAGTAATGGCTAAGTCTAAGAAGATGAATCTTGGTAAGACCAAGAAAATAAAGACCTCACCAGTTGCCCCAATACTTTCTGATGTATTTATTCCTAAAACTTTAGGAGACGCTGCTTTGTATGCAGTACCTTATGGCAAGGCTGCTCGTGCAGTAGGTGGTATTGCTAAAAAAGGTTCAAAGTTTGTAGGTAAAGTTTATAGAAACATGGGTAGATAATGGCCGTTGCTAAAATTGCTAGCATCATTGCTAAGAAGCGTGCCGCTGATATTGCTAAGAAAAAAGTAGCAAAAGTATCTAAAGTTCAAGCCCGTGAAGTTGCTAGAGAACAAATGAAAAGTGTCGGTAAAAAACCTGGAAGAAAAATTTCTAAAAGAACTGGTCTTTCTCAATATGAAAAAGAAATGCTTGAAAAAAGATTTCCAATTGAAAAAAAAGAATTTGGCCGTTCTCGTAGACCAGAAGATATAAGACGTGGCAGAGCAATTGAAAAAGAACAACTTAGAAAATCTTTACAGCCACCTGCTAAACGTGCTGTAACAAAAGGTAAAGTTACTAACAAAGCAGAGCGTGAACGTCAAAAAGGTACACCAAAAGAACAAGGCTTATATGAAAGAGAGTTTGGTGTAAACTATAAATTAAGAGACGAGATGGATAAACAAGCAATTAAAATTGCTGAGATGAAACGAAAAGAAGCAAAGTCTGATTGGGAAAAACAAGTTAGAGATAGTATTTTAAATCCAGAAAAACCAACAGTTAAAGGTATAAAGTCTAAAACTGATGTACTTGGTAACCAAAGAATTATGCATCCAGGTAAAAAAATTGTAGACCCCACTTCAATTGCAGCCCAAGAACGTGCTAGAAAAATATTAATTCAAGAACTTAGACGTAGGGGTGGAGGCAGAAAATAATGCCTAATCCTAAAAAAGTAATTAAAGTTATTAAAACTGCTAAAAAGGCTGCAAAGAAAAAAGAAACACCTAAACAAAAAACTTATAAAATTCGTGGTGCCCTTGCTAAAAGAGATAGAGAGTTAGAGGCAGGTGACGGTGGAGGTAAAGCATCTCCTGAGTTTATTGCTAAGTTAAGAAAACAAACGTTTCCTCATTTATACGAATAAGGGTAGGTAGATAATTGTTATCAATAAACCAGATTGCAGCGAGAGTAGATTCTCTTAAAGACCGTGCTGCTGATAGAGATGCAAGAGCACAAGATGTGCTTGCTGTTCGTAAAGGCAAGATTGCATCTGTTTATCCAGAGTTCTTTCCAGAGGGTGTAGACGCAAACGTAGTTGCAAACTTTATTGACATTGTTGCCCGTGACTTGTCAGAAGTTATGGCACCACTTCCTGCAGTTAATTGTTCAGCCGCTAATCAAGTTAGTGACCGTGCTCGTTCTTTCGCTGATAAGCGTACCCGCATTGCTGCTAACTATTTTGCTCATTCAGATTTACAAGTGCAGATGTACACAGGTGCAGACCATTACATCACATTCGGTTTCGTCCCATTCATCATT